ACTGATGATTGCTCCTGTACCATTCCTCGGGATGGAAGGTGCTGTACAGCAAGACTATGCAATTATTCCTCTCATTGAAGCTCGTATGAACGATGCAACCAATGTGATGATGGATGCAATGGCGACTGCTTTGTACACCAACTACACGAACACTCAACAATTTATTGGTTTGCCAGGCGCAATTGACGATGGTACTAACATGGGTACATACGGTAACATTAACCGTAGCACCTATACTTGGTGGCAATCGAAGGTTTACAACGCTGGATCAGTCAACCCAACTCGTCAAAATATCCTTCAGTACATTTCTGGAACTGTTAAAAACGGTGCAGAAGTGCCTACTTTTGGTGTTTGCGGATTTGGTACTTGGACACTATTGGCTCAAGACTATGTTGGTCAAGAGCAGTATGTAATTACCCCAGGTAGCGGTTTTGACAGCGATACCAATGGACCACAGGCAGCTTTCCGTGCTTTGATGGTCGCTGGTGTACCTATTTATCCAGACCCTTATTGCCCAGAGGGTGTTGTCTATTTCATTAACTCAAACTACTTGAGCTTGTATATTCACGATCAAGGTAGCTTTGTGTTTACTGGATTTGAAAGCACTCTACCAAACTGGCAGATTGGTTATGTTGGCGCTGTCTTGATGATTGCCGAATTGGTAAGCACCAAGCCGAAGTCAATGACCAGAGTGTCTGGCTACAACTCTATTTCTTTATAAGGAGAACTAGTCATGGCACTCGGCTTAAATAAAATCCTGATCTCAGGTAGCGCAACCAATACGCCTGGAGCTTATTGGCAGCTTACAACCATTGCTGCAACTACCGCTGGTACAACCGTTCCCGCTGGTACTTACATCATGTTTGCAACTGCCAATGTGATTATCCAAGCAGTATCTGCATACAATACAACCTCCAATGTTGCTACATATTCAAATGTGGGCGCAATCAATGTGGGTGGTGTTGTACTCTCTGATGGTGTAAATGTCCGCTTGCTAGCAACTACCAACGCTACAGTAACCTTGGCTACTGTAAACGGTGGTGAAGCTGCTTCTGGCACTTACAACGATTAAGGAGAAAAACAATGGCTAACCCCAATGCAGTAGGTAATCTTTACCTAGATAGTTTTGGATACGGCTTGATTGGAAAATTAACTGCGCAATCCCTAGCAACAACGGGAACTGCGCAGATTAAGATTCCATTGTTGTCAGGCGGGTTAACCAACGGTGGTGCAACTGCAAACTCTGGTGGGATTATTGTTCGGCAAGTCACCGTTCAAAACCCTACTGGATCGGTTGCTAGTGCAAATGTGGGTATTACCATTTCAAGCACAGGAGATATGGGCGCAAGCAATGTAGTTGTTGCTAATGTGGTCTTATCGTCTGTTAGCACTAATGGTAAATACCAAGATTTGACGGTTGCCTATCCAGCAAATACGGAGATTACTGGAAACCAATCACAAGCACTTTATGTAAATGTGAATACCGCTTCTGGTAATACCAACACCGTAGATATTTGTGTGTTTGGACAAGTGGTGAGCTTCTAATGATTTATGTAACCAATAACTCCGACCAAGACCTAAGAGATGGCTTCGGTGGAGTATTTTATGATTTTCAAAAAGGCAAAACCTTGGAAATTCCAGAGGAAGCTGCCCGTCATATTTTTGGTTACGGTAAAGAAGATAAGACTACCCACTTGGCTAGATTGGGTTGGATAAAAACCGCTAACGATTTTCAAGAAGGTTTGGATCGTTTAGCACAATGGGATTTATCTACTCAAGCGCCTAAAAAGAACCAATCGTTATCCCCGTTGGTGGAAAGAGTACCCCTACCTTCCCAAAAGAGGGCGGGGGGAAAAGTCCTCTCGGTGGCAGCATGACTTATGGAGTTTAGATGGCAACTCTATCGACTTACATTACGGAAGTCAGACGATTACTCCATGATGCAAACGGAAACTTTTATACTGATTCACAATTAACAGACTACATCAATAGTGCTAGAGATCGTGTAGTCCGTGATACTGGATGCCTAAGAACAATCCAGATTGTACAAACCCCAGCTAAAGTTCCAGCTTCATCGGCTTTAAATAGTGCAGTTCCTACCAATCCTGTGGCGTGGACAGCTAGTACACCAGTCGCTTTAAATGATTTTATTTTTAGTAATATATTTATTTATCAAGTTACTCTTGCTGGAACAACGGGAACAATTGCGCCACCCTATCCGCAAAGCAACACCAATAACATTACCAATTACCCTCCCTCTACCCAATTTTTAAATGGTACGGCTGGCTTTACTTATGTGGGTAACTGCGAGAACATTTACTACGCAGCAATGCCGTCTGGCGATAGAACGCTAGATATTATTAATATCAACCTATACTGGGGTAACACCCGTGTACCGCTAGATTACTTAGCCTGGACAGATTTTAATGTGCGTTTACGCTTTTGGCAAAACTACATTGGCAGACCTCTGGCGTTTAGCAACTACGGACAAAGCAATATTTACATTGGACCAATTCCAGACGAAGCCTACCAGCTTGAAATTGATACGGTAATCTTGCCATTACCATTGGTAACTTCCAATGAAGAAGATACGATTAAAGACCCGTACACCAGCTCTATTAAATTTTACGCAGCTTACCTAGCCAAGTATTACGAACAAAGTTATGGTGAAGCCGAGATTTATAAACAAGAATACAACAAGCAAACTGCTTCGGTTCTTACCTCTGTATTTACCCGCAGAATCCCAACACCTTATAGCTCACCTTACTAGCCATGGCAGCAGCGGAACAGAAAAAGTCCTATGCCGTTATCAAACAGTTTAGAGGTCTAAACACCAAGGCTAACCGTACTGCCATTGACGAGAGCGAGTTTGCTTGGTTAGAAAATGCTCAACCAATTGGCTATGGCAACATAAAAATTACCCCAAATAGCCAAGTTGTTAATAATTCTGTTGGTAATGCGGTAGTTTTTTCCAATACCGTTACCCATTTAACCAATGTCAATATTGGACTAAATGACTATGTTGTAGCTTTTATGCAAGATGGCTCGGCACAGTATTTCAATATCAATACGGACACATTTGGCAATGTGGCTACTTCTGGAACTTTTAGTTCTAGCGGTATTAATACTACCCAATGGAATAACGAGCGTATGCTCATCCTTGATCCTACTAAGGGTTACTTTAATTGGGATGGTAATAATGTTGTAACTATCGGTTCTGTTGGATTGATAGGAATTGTTAATCAAGGTTCAGGATATACCGAAGCACCAACCGTTACTATTAGCGCTCCAAACCAAACGGGTGGAGAACAAGCTAACGCTACATCCACCATCTCTACAGGCAATGTAGTTACCTCTGTATCGGTTTCTAATGCTGGTACTGGCTATACCAACGCTGCTAATTTAACCGTTACCTTTAGCGGTGGCGGTGGTGGTACGGGCGCTAATGCGGTAGCTCAATTATTTAACTTTCAAACGGGTACGCTTTCTTTAGTTGTTTCTAATGAGGGATCGGGCTACACCAACGCAGCCAATACCATAGTGACTATTTCAGGCGGTGGGGGTGCGGGAGCTACGGCTGTACCCATTGTTTTAGGAAATGTCGTTACCCAGGTCATTATGACCAACCAAGGATCAGGCTACACCAACGCTGCCAATGTGACTGCAACGGTATCAGGCGGTGGGGGTAATGGCGCTGTCTTGCAAGCCATTGTCAATTCTGAGCCGAATGTGGGCATAGCGAGCTTCTCAGGGCGTGTTTGGATTGCGGCTGGTCGTTCAGTCTATTACAGCGCTGCGGGATCGTATAGCGACTTTACAAGCGTTTCTGCGGGATCGGTAACCCTGACGGATTCTACGCTGCATGGCAACATTATTCAGTTATTAAGCGCTAACAACTTTTTGTACATTTTTGGTGATAACTCCATTAATGTGTTTTCGGATGTACGGGTTACCTCATCTGGACTTACTTTGTTTACCAATACCAATGTCAGCGCATCGGTGGGTTCAGAGCTTAAAAACGCTATATTCCCGTACTTCCGATCCGTTTTATTTATGAATGACTATGGGGTATATGCCCTAGTCGGTTCAACAACTTCTAAATTATCCGATCCCCTAGATGGTGTTTTCCCTAATATTGACTTTGCAAACCCCGTTTACGCTGGTCAGGTATTGCTAAATAACATTTTGTGCGCTGCCTTTAACTTTCGTTATAACGATACAACTTTTACTAATAGTTATCGGTACATTCAAGCAATTTTCTTTGAAAAGAAATGGTTTATTTCTAGCCAAGGCAATGATATTAAGTACATTACCTCTGTTCCAGAAGAAGGTCAGATTGTTATGTATGGTACTTCTGGTAATAGCTTATATCGTTTGTATGCAAATGCTACAGGCGGTATTACTAGCCGTATTAGAACAGCATTATTGCCATTAACCGATCCAATCCGTACCAAACAAGCCTTAAAATTTGGTATTGAAGCAACGCTTACCCAAGGTGCAGCCCTAGATGTTACGGTTGATTCCGAAACTGGATCAAGTTCTGTGTATATTTTGGGTAATTTTATTACTTGGTTTAACAATAGCAACACTACAATCCCTTGGATAAATAACAGTTCTACTGTAATATCTTGGATAGGTGGATATGGAACTGGCTATCAGCTTTATAAGTCAGATGCACAACAATGGGGAAAGTATTTAGGGTTAACCATGACATCCAACTCGGCTGGGTTTGTGGTCAACACATTTGAACTTGAACATGAATTAAGAGTGAGGTTTTAATATGCCAGTACCAAATATTTTTGGAAATGCGACATCATCAATTCCATTATCCCAACTAGATGTTAACTTTAATACCGTAGCGACACTCGGTAACGCATCAGTTGGTCTAGGTAATACCACAACTACAGTCGGTAATTTAACCTTAACCAATGTAACCTTATCTAGCGGTACTTCCAATATGACGCTTGGAAATACGGCTGTAACGATTGGTTCTGCTACGACCTCCGTTGGTAATTTAGCGCTAACCAATGTCACCATTACGACCATTCAAGAGCCAGCCAATGTCACAGCTACTGCTGCTAATGCAACCATTAACATGGATTTGCTTAATAACGCTGTTCTTTACCTAACTTCTAATGCTACTGGAAACTTTACCGTTAATTTTAGGGGTACTTCAGCAACATCATTAAATAATGTAATGTCTAACAATACATCCGTTGCCTGTACTGTTTTAGCTACACAGGGAAATACTGCGTACTATAACTCAGTTGTTCAAGTAGATGGAAGTTCTGTTACTCCTAAATGGCAAGGTGGAACTGCTCCTACTAGCGGTAATGCTAGCGGTATTGATTCTTATACTTATGTCATTATAAAAACGGGAAGTGCAGCATTTACAGTATTAGCAGCTCAAACAAAATTTGCATAGGTCAATAGATGCCACGCTTATCTAAAATTGGTGCAGCAGCCCTAGCAGCCTTCGGTTGGACATCTGGTGGCAGTGTTTCTGCAAGTTACCTTGTTGTTGCTGGTGGGGGTGGTGGCGGTGGTGCTGGTGCGCCTAACGCTGCTGCTGGTGGTGGCGGTGCTGGCGGTTTATTAACTGGCACAGCATCTTTAAATCCAACCCAATCTTACACAATAACTATTGGCGCTGGTGGTATAGGCGGCGGTGCATTTGACCGTAACTTGTATGACGGTATTGATGCCACCGCTGGTGGAAATTCAACTTTTGGTGCTTTAGCTACTGCTATTGGTGGCGGAGCAGCACCGAACAGTAACTCAATCTATAACGGCTCTGTACGCAACGGTGGTTCTGGTGCGGGTGGTACTGGAAACGCAAATTCGTCTACTGGTTATCCTGGAACTGGAACTTCTGGTCAAGGATCTGCTGGAGGAAATTCAGCTTATAGTTCTTTTTTTGGTGGCGGTGGTGGTGGCGGTGCTGGTGGTGTAGGCGGTGCAGCTCAAAATTCAACCACTCCTTATGGCGGTGCTGGTGGTGTTGGTATTGAATATCCTGCAAGCTCAGGAATTTACTATGCTGGTGGTGGCGGTGGTGGTGTTTATAATAGTTCATCGTTTTCTAGCGGAGGTAATGGCGGAGGTGGTGCTGGTGGTGGTAACGCTTCAACTCCAGGGACTGCTGGTACAGCAAATAAAGGCGGTGGCGGTGGCGGTACTGGTGGTGGTAATCCAGGTGGCAGTGTTGCTCAAGCTGGTGGTAACGGTGGTTCAGGAATCGTAATCATCTCCTACACATCTGCAACTCAATTATTCGGTGGTGGAACTGTTACCATTTCAGGCGGTAACTATATCCATACCTTTACTTCTTCAGGTGAATTAAGCCCATTAAGCCAATTATCAGCTAGCTATTTGATAGTAGCTGGTGGTGGTGGTGGTGGTGGTAATGATGGAAATGCTAATGGTGGTGGTGGTGCTGGTGGTTTACTGTCTGGCTCTGGGATAACCCTTGACACAAATTCAATATATACAGTAAGTGTTGGTGGTGGAGGTCCTTTAGCAACAAACGGAACAGGTTCGTCATTTAGCATAGTATCTACTGCAACAGTTGGTGGTGGTAGAGGAGCTACTAGAACTGGAGCTGCTGCTGGAACAGGCGGTTCTGGTGGCGGTGGAGCAGAAGCAACAAATACAAGCGGTGGTTCTGGAACTGCTAGTCAAGGTAACAATGGTGGTACAGGAGCGGCTAACGAAGGTGGTGGTGGAGGTGGTGCTGGTGCTGTTGGTGGTAATGCAGTTGCTAGTACATCTGCAGGTAATGGTGGTGTTGGTTTAGCTAACCCAATTATCGGTTCAACAACAGGACAACTTGATAGTGGAACTTATTATTTAGCTGGCGGTGGTGGCGGTGGCGGTAACAACCCAGCAGCTACTGGCGGAACAGGCGGTCTAGGTGGTGGTGGTAACGGCGGTTCTCAGGCTACTTCAACTGTCGCAGTTGCTGGAACTCCAAATACTGGTGGTGGAGGTGGAGGTGAATCAACATCTGGCGTTGGAGCTGCTGGAGGTAGCGGTGTAGTAATCATCTCTTACGCTGGCGCACAACAATTTACTGGTGGAAGTTACTCATCTTCAGGCGGTAATTCAATTCACACATTTACAAGTAGTGGCTCGCTAGTTGGTGGCTATCTTGTTAATTATTTGGTAGTCGCTGGTGGTGGTGGAGGTGGTGGATATCAAGCTGGTGGTGGCGGTGCAGGTGGACTGCGTTCCACAGTAACTGCTACAGGCGGTGGAGGTTCTTTAGAATCAGCAGTAAAACTATATTACGGAATTCAATACACAGTAACTGTAGGCGGTGGTGGTCCTGGTAATACAAGTGGTAATCGTGGAACTTCTGGTGGTAATTCAGTAATATCAGGAACAGGCATTACAACCATTACTTCCACAGGAGGGGGTGGTGGAGGTGGTACTACTCAACCAACTGAATATGTTGGAGCAACTGGTGGTTCAGGAGGTGGTGGTGGTTTTGGTGGTGCTGGTGGCGCTGGAACTGCTAATCAAGGTCGTGCTGGTGGTACAGGCAGTAGTGCTAACCCGAATTTAGGTGGTGCTGGTGGTGGCGGAGCAGATACAGCAGGTGCTAATGGAACAGGTACTGCTGGCGGTAATGGCGGTGCAGGTGTTTCCGTTTCTATTACAGGTTCTTCAGTCCCTTACGCTGGCGGTGGTGGTGGTGGCACATACGATGGAGGTACGGCAGGTACTGGAGGTACTGGTGGAGGTGCTAATGGTAATACTGCTACTGCGGCATCGGTTAATACAGGTGGCGGTGGAGGTGGAGGTAGTAATTCTCCTGTTGTAGGAGGAAGTTCTGGCGGTTCAGGTGTTGTTATTCTTTCTATCCCAACATCAAGATACTCAGGCATAACTACAGGTAGCCCAGATGTATCCACATCTGGAACAAACACCATTCTTAAATACACATCATCTGGAACTTATACAGCTTAAAAGGAGCAATCATGTCGCATTTTGCAAAAGTAGAAAACGGAGTAGTAGTCCAAGTCATCGTGGCAGAACAAGATGTCATAGATAGTGGCATATTTGGTCATGGATGGGTACAGACTTCTTACAACACACATGGTGGACAACATCCTGAAAGCAGACCATTGCGTAAAAACTACGCTGGTATTGGCTACACTTATGATGAACAAAGAGATGCTTTTATTCCTCCACAGCCATTTCCATCTTGGACTTTAAATGAAGAAACTTGTTTATGGAGTTCTCCTGTACCTTACCCAACAGACGATAAGCGTTATTTATGGGATGAAGCTACGACTTCTTGGGTAGAGGTAGAAAATGGGAATTAATGCGTTTACCAAGACTGGCAATACTGTCGTTTTTACGGCTGGAGTTTCTGCGCCTACTCCAGTTCAGGTAACCAATACCACGATTGGCGGTAACCAATATCGCATTATTAATGCTGGTACTAGCATAGTATTTTTAGGCTATGGCACAACGGCTGCTGAAGCGACTGCTGCATCTGCTAATGTGACTACTAGCGGTTCTGCCTTTCCGCTGCTAGCTGGAACGGATGAGATTTTGACTTTTGTACCTAATGCGTACTTTACGGGTACAAGCACAGCAAACGCAACAATTTACATCACACCTGGCGATGGAGTGTAAAACATGGTTCTTAAAGTCGTTACAAGCGGATCGGGCGGTGGTGGCACAGGAACAGTAACTCAGGTCAATACTGGTACTGGATTAACTGGCGGTCCAATTACTACTACGGGTACTGTTGCGCTTGCAAATACTACAGTAACGGCTGGAACTTATGGCAATGCAACAAGCGTTTCTCAGGTAATTGTAAACGCTCAAGGACAAATTACAGGAGCATCTAATGTTACGATTAGCGGCACTTCTCCTGGTGGCGCTGCTGGCGGTGATCTTACTGGTACTTATCCAAATCCTACGCTCAATACTTCTGGGGTTGTTGCAGGTATTTATGGCAATGCAACAACTGTTAGCCAAGTTACGATTGATGCAAAAGGAAGAATAACCACAGCAGCCAATGTAGCAATTGCTATTTCTAATACTGCTATTACTAATGGCAACATTACCCTAGGCAATACAACTGTTGGTCTAGGAAACACGGCAACCAGCCTTGGTAACTTAACTTTATCAAATGTCACAATTCCTAGCGGAACAATGAATGTGTCTATTATTAACAGCACAGCCAATGTAACTGCTAATGCCACTTTTTTAACTTCTAGCTTACCCCTTAATCCAGAAGGATATGTTGTTATTACTCTGAATGGCGTAGCTAAAAAGATTCCTTACTACTCTGTCTAATTATGGACACAACAGCAAACCTACTAATTGACGAAACACGGGCAAAACTCAATACCCATGAAGCGGTATGTGAATTACGCTATGACAGCATTTGTGCCAGATTAAAACGCATTGAAACAATCTTAATTGGTTCAGCAGCTTTTATTGTGGCTTCTTTGGTGACTATTGCCTTAAAGATGAACTAATGAACTTTGAAACGCTTTCTACCGTCAAATTTGGGGATGTTGATTCCCTAGGAGAGTTTCTTTTTGAGAACGGTACGCAACATAAGCTATTCCAAGAAACCTTTATGGACTTAGGAATTTCAGTACCAGTCTATCCAATCACCGATGCTAGCGTTGATAACCTAGATGACTGGTTATTGGCTCACCAAGTAGAACATCAAGCGTTTTCAACCCTTTTAGGGCTTAATAATCCCTTCAATATGCTCGATGTGGACTTCAATAACGAGGAAGATTTCTACGATTGGATCGCTTCACACCTCTATATTCATCAACAAATTGCTGCTGGACTTGGACTATAAACTATGGCTACGAAACCACTCTCCCCCCCACCAGAAAAAATGGAAAATGACGCATCGCAACAAATGGATGTTGAAATGGTGGATCTTATTAAGCGTAAATCATCACCAGAACAATCTCCTGAAGTCATAAAGGCAAAGAACGATTTACGCAGAATTATTAAAGAAGTGAACATTGATCCGCAGCGCATCATTATGGCTGGTAAATATGCTGAAGAAGCCTTAACAAACCCAGCTATGTACCCTATTGCTATTGAGGTGGCAATTAGAGAAAATCTTATATCAGAGAACGACATACAACCAGGTGGGATTAATTACAACCTATTAGCTGCTGGGATAACTGCTGGTAAGTTAACACAAGAGTTATTAAATGAAGGAGCGCTCTAATGGGTCAAGCTACACCAGTCATTATTACAGTAGTAGCTGTAGTTGCTACAGTTTATGCTGGACCAGCAGTCGGAAGTGCAATTTTAGGTCAAATGGGCGTTGTTGGAGCTAGCGCAGCGACTACTGCTGCTGTTGGTGCTGCTGCGATTGGTGGCGCTACGGGCGCTGTAAATGCTGCGGTAGCGGGTGGCAATGTCGAGGATGTCTTAAAAGCGGGTGCAATTAGCGCTGCTTCAAGCGCTGCTGGAAGTGTTGCTGGCGCACAACTACCACCTGGAACAAGTGCTGCTGCTAGAGGTGCTGTACAAGGTGCTACTTCAGGCGCAGCGGGATCAGCGTTGCGTGGTCAAGATGTTGGGCGTGGCGCACTCATAGGCGGTGTTTCTGGCGGTGTTAGCGCTGGAGTGCGAGAAGGACTACTTGATCCCAATATTGGAGATGTAGAAGCTCAAGAAGGTGGATTTTATGGAGAAGAAGGCGTTGCTGGCACAAGCACAGGACTTAGCCCAGAATTAGCCCGTTTTATTGGTAGCGCTGCTGGTACTACAGCAGCCCAATTAACAGCGCAAAACTTAGCACCATCCCCAACAGGCAGACAAGCTCAACCACCATCAGGTCAAGTGTCAACTCCACCACCAACGGGGGATGCAACCACTACAGGGCAACCCGCACCAGGATCATCAGCATTAGCCCAAGCGCTAAGAGCTGGTTCTCCCGTAATCGGTGGTGGTGATGGCGAAACATCTGCAAGACCAGTATGGAATATTGCTTCATTGCGTGTTAAAGACGAAACAGGGAGTTAATCATGGCTAAACTTTTAATGAAATCTCTGAGTGCTGATTTACCAGCATTAGCAGAGTTAATCCGTTCTCAAGGTCGTGGAAGGGATACGGTTTTAGCCCACATTACCCCTCAAGAAGCAGCTCTTTTAAAGAAGCGTGGTGGCTCTGGAACAACGAATCCCGCTACTGGCTTGCCTGAATTTCAAGAATATTATGGATTTGATGTTTCTGATCCTGGAGCTGAACAGGCAACATTGGCTCAATTTCCAGAATATTATCCACCCTCTCAAGGAGATTTTTCTGGAGATTATCAACGCCGTTTTGGTGAAGCTGATAGATTGAGTAGAGAGCAAACTGTTTTTTCTCCTGGTCAACCAGCAAGAGCTGAATACTCTGATCCTTATATGCAAGAAAGAGCTGCTGCTTTTAAAGAAACTGGAGAATTAGAGGGTAGGTTTGGCGGTCCAGCGCCAACAGCACAAGAATATTTCCAAGGAATACCACAATCCCAATATAAGTCAATTGATCCATTTGAATTAGCTGCTGCTGGTATTTCAAAACCACCAGGTTTTGATGAAGCTGTTGTTCCGTCTAAAAACATTTTGGATCGCTTGGGAATCACAGAAAAAGATGCTGTCCGCCTTGGTCTAGGAACATTATTAACTGGTGGTTTAACAGCTCAAAACCTATCCAGAACTCGCCAAGCACAGGAGCAAGCTAGGGCTTCTAGAGAAGAAATGGAAGCTCTTGGCAGACCATATCAGCAAACTGGCGCACAACTAAGGGGTGCTGCTGAACGGGGTGAGTTAACCCCAGTCAATCGTCAGATATTAAATGCTGCTAGAGCGCAACTTCAACAAGGTGTTGCAACCCGTGGTGGTGTTGGCACAGCTCAAGCTCAAAACCAAATAGCCGATTTAACTCAGCGTTTAGTCCAAAACCAATTTGACTTAGGATTACGGATTAGCAATATTGGCGATCAATATATCCAAGGTGCTATTCGTACTGGTTTACAGGCAGATCAAGCCATCAATGCTGCAAATCAACAGTTTTATAGCCAATTAGCACAGATGGCAGCGCCATTTATTCTTGGTCAAGCACCCGTTTACCAAGTAACCACTCCAGTTAGGAGATCGTAATGGCTGAAATGGACATCGGTTTTGGTCCTGGAAAGTTTAATCCAGACTTAAATACTCAAATGGGTGGAATTGATCCTTTGCTTCAAAAGGCATCAAGCATTAAAAGCCCAAAAGAAGGTATTGGTGTAGCCGTTGAATTGGCTGGAGAAGAAAGACGCTTACAGGAAAGAGAAACTGAAGCCAAAATTGCTAAAGAAAAGGCATTGCCTGAGATTGAAGCTGCTTACCGTGCCGAAGAAGGCAAGTTTGTCAAAGAAGCCCGTTCCCGTGAGCAAGGCATTATGGATGAAGCAGAACGAGCCATGAGCCAGTTTACCGTCAGCAAAGAAACCCTTGGTGGTATGGCTACACTTGCCAGCATTATTGGGGTTGTAGGTCAAATTGCGGGTAATACGGGTGGTAAACAAGCTGGTTTAGGTGCTATCAAGTCAATGACTGGCATGATGTCTGGATACCAACGAGGTCGTGCTGATGAGTTTAAGCGGGATCAAATTGAGTTTGACAAACAATACAAAATCTTACAAAGCAAGCTAGATCGTGCTAGCAAAGAGTTTGACCGTTCTATTGCGATGATGCCGTACAACATGGCTGAAGCTCAAAAAATTAGAAGTACGGCTATTGCTGCACTAGGAAGCGACATTATTAGAGCTGTTGATTCTAAACAAGGAATTGTGCGTGCTAACACCATTTTAAAACAATCCATTGATGTTCTTGATAAAGAATTAGGCAGAGCCAATGCGTTAAAGATTGCTGAGATGAGAAGTGCTGGAGCTGGTGGTGGAAAGATTCCTAAAGAGATGATCCAGGCGCATAGCCTAAGAGAAAAAATAGTTCCTCAGCTCCAAGAAGCATTGCCAGTATTGGAAAGATTGCAACGAGAAGGCAAGTGGGATGAGCTTTCTGGTTTAATTGGTGTTGATAATCGTCTTGCAGAATATAACTTTAGAGATGATCTAGAAGCTATTAAGCTAATTAGAACTCTAGCTTTATTTAGAAGTTCTGAATTTGAAACTGCTGGTAAGGCTTTGACTAAGGTTGAGAACAAGATTCTTGCTCCGCTTTACCAATCTGGTTTTAGACCTTATGAAGCAATTGACAATGCAATGAAGCAAAGTTTGATTGAAATGCAAAAAGAGCAATTGCGTTTAGAGCGTCAATATCCTAATTTAAGACCGCAAGAAGATAATTTGCCACAAGCTCCTGAAGCTGCTCCAGCTCAAGCTCCACAGGCAACAGTAAAACCAATGCCTACTGGTCCAAAATTAAAAGCCTATGCCGATGAAAACTTT